TCAACCGCACGGTGGATAAGCAGGGTTTCCCCCAGGAGGTGCTAGCCACGGATAGATGGTTCAACCACGACAATCAGACGGGCTTTGGCTTTAACAAGCCCTACACCCCCTCGGGGCATCTGCTACGCATCTTCAAGGCGCGCCATCGCTGGCGTGGTCGCGAGGAGAAGCGCGGAGAGATGGTCGTTTATCCGCTCAGAGATGACCACTTCGGCTACTACGCTGATGGGCTCACACGAGACCTTTCTACGCCGACCAACCTAGCCGATGCCGAAGAGGGTGGGGTTTGGGTGAACGAGCCACACTACTGGTATAAAGGCATCCACGATGNAGCTCGCCACCGATGGCGCGGTAGAGAAGAGAAGCGCGGGGAGATGGTTGTTTACCCCCTCAGAGACGACCACTTCGGCTACTACGCTGATGGGCTCACGAGAGATCTTTCTACGCCGACCAACCTAGCCGATGCCGAAGAGGGTGGAATTTGGGTAAACGAGCCCCATTACTGGTATAAAGGCATCCACGATGGGGACACTTGCACCGACTACCAGGTGTATAGTTCGCTCCTCGATGAGCCTCGCCGTCCAGAAGGGAAGCTCTATGATCTGAAGGCGATTGATAGTAAGCTGAAGCCCGTGCTCCAGCACTATATCCGCTGCCCCAAGGGATCAGAAGGCAAGAACATCTCTGAGTGTATCTACAAGTATCGCGCGGGCTACACCAACGAGAATGCCTGTAACCTCTACTCGTATATCAAAGTACCTGTCAAGGGGTATAAGAGGGTGAAATTCCCCCTGTGCAATAACGGCTACAGCAACTCCGACGACCCCAAAGACGAAGTCAAGCATCAAGGATATTTCCAGCCAGAGCCCTATGCCGATCGATTTAGGTGGGAGCGAGGATGCATGATCTCAGCGGTCTTCACGGATGCGGATGGCAAGATCCTCAAGGTCATCCGACTCTCCAACAACGAGTACCCACTCTTTGTCTTGGACTACGTCGCAAGCATCCCTCACGGCGCAGCCTACCTCTACACCTCTGTCCTCACCGAATTCATCGACTCGGAGATGGAAATATGGCTGACCAACTCATCCAACCCTGCCGACTGGGAGCCCCATTGGCAAGAGCATAAGGAGGCCTTTATATCAGCTGTTCCGATGCACTGGCAAGAGGGCGAAAGCCTCCCTGAGATGACTATTGGGGAGAGCAAGAGGCTCGGCAAGCAGGGCGAAATGCAGTACAAGTTCATGCTTCTGCATTCGATGTATGACCAGCTATCTTATGAGGAGTACAAGGACCTCCGTAACCTCCTCTGGGCACATCACGGCAACTTCAAGCTCCGAGACATCTATGGATGGGGGGAAGGGACCACGGAGAATAAGCAGTACTTCAGTGGATTCTTCTCGCTACCCGAGGCGGGGATGGCAGGCACCACTGCGCGCAACCTTCAAGGGAAGATTTCCGAACGTCCTGGTGTCATCGTGCAGGATGGCAATCGCAACCCCATCTACAAGGAGTGCCCTTATCCTACCGCCTTCGGCTATATCTGGCTGCCCAGCTCGTTCATCCTCTCCCTGTCGACATTCACGAAAGACGGCGCTTACTGCGCGCACTCCAAGCACGATGCTGTGCGCGGCGCTGCCACCACGCGAAGAGATCACGCAGACATCGGTGACCACTACAATAAACTTGTATGGATGCGAGAGTGGAGGCACTTTGGAGGCGTTGAGCGCCGCATTCACCCGCTCGGCAAATACGAGCGCAAGGAGTATGCATATGAGACGTCAGTACTCCAGGTCGTGGGTGGGCGATATCTCGACATTGTCACGCGAAAGAATGGGGGGAGTCAAAATGTAGGATGCGCCATGCGCAACCTCTTTGGCGAGCACCTCAACGACAACGAGGTGTATGCAACAAACCCCGAGATATGGGGTAGGAACGCCGACGGCGGAGTTTACACCAAATGGGACTGGACCCGACAATTTCTCGTCCCCATCTTCCGCGGCAAGGTGATCAAAGCCTCCTCTCCCGAAGAGCTCCGCAAGCTCAAGCATTACAAGTTCCTCCTCGAAGAAAGACCAGACCTCAACAAATGGTAACGACAGATCGCCAAAGCGGCAACCCCTATATGAGCGGTAAGCTCCTCTACTGCATTGATCCGCTCAATGAGCGCTACCTCCTCGCCTACGACCTCCAGGAGATCGACAACGAAGAGGGAGCCCCAAAGCAGTACACCTATCTCACCGAAGTATTTGACCACCGCCCCTCTCTGCATGAGGTGGCGGAGGTCATCTACCGCCCATACAACGATCTCTGCGACGAACGGGTGCTTCGTGGCTTCAGCTACACGACGCTGGAGGAGACACCCGTCACACGCCACGTATGGCTTGACGAGACCAATCAGCGCAACTTCCTCGGAGAGTTCACATTCGCCAAGCTCTTTGACGGAGTGAATCTGCCGACCATCATCAAGATGGGGCTCTCAGAGGATGAGGCCTACTATTATCAGGTCTCCACGCTCAACCAATACAAGCATTTCATCCTCTCCGCGCTTGGCCACATCAAGCAGTGTCTCTCCGAGTGCTGGACAGCAAAGCAAGCAGTAGATCTCACACCTTACACCCTTGACAGCAATGGCACGGAAGAAAACGAAGCAGTATCATAAGGCTGCCGCTCAGCCTGCTCGACTCATCTCTGAGGGATCATACAACAGCAGAGAGGTTGTTGACATCGTCCTTAGCGCCCCTGAGCTTTTCTACTTCGACATACAGAAGTACATCAATGCGATCAACTCCGCAAAGGCCGTAGACTTCTCCTTCCGCTCTCGACTGTACGATATGTATGAGTCGGCGCTCATGGACCTGCACCTTGCTGGCGTATTAGCCAAGCGCCTTAAAGGGGTTACTAAGGTGCCCATTGAATTCTCTCGAGACGGCGTACCCGACGAAGAGATCAACCGCCAGCTCGCGTCCCCTTGGATGAAGCAGCTTCGCGAGGAAATCATCTTGGCGCAGTTCTGGGGATTCTCGCTCTTACAGTTCTACACTGATGATGAGGGGGACATCCGCTTCTACTCCGTGCCTCGCAAGCACTACGACCCCGTCAATCAGGTCCTACTCAGGCACCAGACAGACAGCAACGGGACCCCCATCTCAGAATTCCCCAATATGCTGTTCGTCGGAGGTGAGCGTGACCTTGGCACCCTGGCTCAAATCCTCGTAGCGGTTCTCTACAAGCGCAACAACTACGCAGACTGGGCTAAGTACTGCGAGCTCTACGCAATCCCTATCCAAGAGTACACCTATAATGCTGGCGACGAAGAGACACGTCGACAGCTCCTCCTTGACGCCCGTCAGCGAGGCAACAACGCCGTGTACATCCACCCAGCAGAGAGCAACTTCCAATTTGTTGAGAGCAACGCCAAGTCTGGCACATCTGAGCTCTTCAAAGACTTCACTGACTACTGGGACAACCAGATCGCCGTGCGTGTCCTTGGCAACACCCTCACCACCTCGGCGTCATCCACAGGCACGCAAGCACTCGGCACTGTGCACAAAGCGGTAGAGGAGGAGCTCAACGAAGATGACTGCAACACTGTGCTTGATGTACTCAACTACTACATGCTCCCCATCTTTGAGTCACTTGGATTCAATGTGTCGGGCGGTAAGTTTGTCAGCGCAAAGCGCAAGGAGGTTGACACCGCGCGTCAAGCGGACATCTACCTCAAGATGCAGCAGCTCAACCTACCGCTCGACCCTGACGACGTGTACGAGACCCTCGGGGTGAAAAAGCCCGAGGACTTCGACGAGCAGATGGCCGAACTTGAGGAACGTCGCAAAGCGCTTGATGATGCCCTCGGTGGAGCTTCGAAGGATGATAAAACGCCGCCCGAAGAGCCAACGAAAGATGACAAGGGAAGCAGGGGAATCAAGGACAGGCTGGCGCATTTTTTCGGTTTAGCCCCAGGGGAGACTCCTCTCGGGGCGGACAGCGACTTCTAATAAACGCTCTTTACTATGGTTGTCCCTGCGCCTCTTGCTCATCCATAAGCAACTCCACTCCACCAGAGGCGGTATTCTCCCCTGATGTACTGGAGGGCTTCCTACACAAGATATACGACGGGTTTGATGTCTCTAACGACATCGAGCCAACAGCGTGGAGGGAGGTGCTGCGCATCATGAACTCTGGGGCTGTGCAAGGGCTCTCCGAGAGCATAACCCCACCGACCCACGAGGAAGGCTTCTTGCGAAGCATCCGCCACTCCAACGAGGTATTCTCCGCCTTCAAGACCCACGCAATGGGAACAAAGATGGCAGAGCGACTCGTCGGGGAGGACGGTAAGCTCCGCTCCTTCGAGGAGTGGCGTAAGGCTGTTGCCCCCATCGCTCGCCATCAGGTAGGCTCGTGGCTACGCACCGAGTACGACACCGCTGTCATTCGTGCTCACCAGGCGGCTGACTGGCTCGAGTTCGAAGCCAATAAGGACATCTTCCCCAACCTGCAGTGGATGCCTACCACGTCGGTATCTCCCGAGTCAAGTCATCAGGTGTTCTGGTCAAAGCCCGTCATCCTCCCCGTGGATGATCCCTTCTGGCAAGAGCATCGACCAGGTGACCGATGGAACTGTAAGTGCACTTTAGACGCCACCGATGCTGACGTGCAGCGTCTCGATCCGCAAGAGCACAAGGAGGCTGCAAAGCCAGAGCATCAGGCACAGCGCGGACTTGAAGGGAACCCCGCCTATAAGGGGCTCATCACGGATAAGCACCCTTACTATCCCGAGAGCTGCTCCAAGTGCCCGTTCTACTCCTCCAAGGGCATTAAGGGCTGGGTGCGCAAGCACCTCTCTAATCGAGTCAAGGACTGCCATAATTGCCCTTATGTAGACAAGGTGATACACGAGACTTCTGCCAAGCCTCCTCTATCTGAAACCTACACAGAGGTTGAGGGGTATGAGGGGAAGATTTACGTAAGTCCGCATCATCTAAAGACGGAGCTTGATGAAAATGTACGTGTAGCAAAGATCTTGACAGAGGTACTAGGTGAGAAGGTTTACCTACTCCCATATGTAGATCCCTCTGACAAGGACGCAAAAAGCAGAAGAGCTATTCTTCATCCGCCTGGCGTTGTTGAGAGGAAAAACCCCGACTACTTGATTGGAGGTAGACTATTTGATGCAAAGGTGATGAAGGATAAACCCGAAATACTTGATGCTGAACAGCAGAAGGGGAAGCTCCACAATAAGATCTCTGCTGCAAAGGCGCAGGCTACGCACTTCGCTATCGAGATACCGTCCAATTATGACATGAAAGTCGTCACAGCCTATGTCAATAATTACCTCGAGAGAAGCTCAAAGGAGAGAATCATAGTCATCATCCACAAAGGCAAGGCACATGTCTTCGAAACTAAAAAAGGGAAGCCATGAGGCTTCCCTTAGGGGGGTTCCAGTCGCTGATTACTCAACGGCTAGATCCAAAACAAAGATAGTCATTAATTTTTACAATGCAATCTGCTAAACTCCTTAAAGTCATTACCCGACTCACCGCAGAGTATGAGAAGGAGATCAATGTAGTCTTACCTCGCAAGGTTGCGGTCCTGGCGAAGCAACACTACAAGGCTAACTTCCGACAGTCGGGCTTCGTCGATGGAGGCTTGCGTCCATGGCAGCGTGCCCAGCGAGAGGGAGGGTCAAGCACCTCAGCTCAGTACCGCACGCTCACCTCCGCACGCAACCACTTAATGAGTAGCATTGAAGCTGTGCCGAGTAGAGCTTCTGTACTGGTTTACAACCCCGTCCCTTATGCCCGCATACACAATGAGGGCGGTATGCTTATCTCTAACCCCACTGTCACGCCCAAAATGCGCAAGTGGTTTTGGGCGCAATACTACCACGCTGGGGGAGACAAGGGAGGAGAGGCTGCCGAGAAGTGGAAGCGCATAGCATTAGGCGCACGCGACAAGCTGATGATCAAGGTACGTATGCCTAAGCGACAGTTCATCGGCGAGAGTAAGGAGCTACGCGAGCGTATCAACGAAGAGATCATCAAGAGTATTAACAAGGTTAGCGATAACGCACTCAAGGAATAACTATGGAGTATTTAATTCTGCCCATCATACAGCATATCTCGAATGGTATGCCAGAGCTAATGGTCGTAGACGAAGACTATGGACAGCTGGAGGTTGTAGATGATGATGGTAAGCTCATGTATGAGCTCACATACCCCGCAGTACTTGTTGATCTAGAGCAGGTCGACTGGAGTGAAATACAAGGAGGGAGCCAGTTCGGAGAAGCACGCATCAAGGCGCGCTTA